TTAAAGTCAATATTACTCAGAAGGGTAGCCATAATAAACGTCTTACCACCACCAGTACCGACTACGATTGTACCTTGACCTCTTAAAAGAGCAGATTCAACTGCCTCTCTTTGATACGGTCTTAATTTAAGACTGCAGTTTAATTCTTTATGCAGCCCTGCTTTATAGGGTAGAGTAGAGAGTAAAGCAGTATACTCGTAGCTATATGAGACATCAAAAGGAATATTAAGACCTTTAAGATAACTTTCAATTTCTGGAACTAACCCCACATCACAATAACCAGCAGGGGTAATAGCATATATACGTTGTGGTATAAAACGCTGGAAACGATTAAAACGAGCACCTGGGTTCTTTACACTAAAGTGCTCTCGAATGTTACTGAAGTAATCAGAAACAATCTTTACTTCTTTACGTTTTAAATCGTATTGGAACTCTACCTTCATTAAGTCGTTTCAAGTTTTTGTAAGTCAATAACGTTCTTACAATCAAACGTTAAAGAACTAATTGCTTTTTCAATCTTTTCAAGATACTCAACCACTAGTTCGAGTTCTTCAATCTTTTCTTGAATAGCTGCTAACTTAGGATCATTAAGGGCAGCTTGCTCTAAAGCAATTTTTGATAAAGCGACAGGGGAGTTAGCAGCAAACTCTTTAATATGTTTCTTCTTAGCAAACTCAAGTTTCTTAAGTTGAGACTTATGATTCATTTGAATGCTCACCCACTTATGCTTAATAATAGGTACCATCATAGACTTATCTTTAATGCTAAGTTCATCGATCTTAAGGTCTTCATGTAGTTCACGTGAATACCTCTGCATAAGAGACTCTGTGCTATTATTCTCCATAAATATAGTGTAAGTATAGTATAATATCTAAAGAACTCAACATGTTAAAATTTAATACTTTATACCGCAAATTAATGGAAGACATGGGTGGAGCAGAAGCAGCTGCAGTACCTGGCACAACCGGGCAAGCATTAGGTCCAAATCAAGCTCAGCCTGCTCAAATCGGAAAGAGTGGAGACTTTTATGCTCCTGGAGATGCAAGAAACATATTTGGAGCTCCTTCAAAAAAGAAAGTAAAAAACAAATTTAAACCACCCGGATTTAAAAAGGGTAAGATTATTCGTAGAACGTTTCCAGGTATGTAGTAATTAACTACATGGATTTAGGCCACTGGACTACAAGCTTAGTTATCGAAGAAGGTAAACTCCCGTACGGGTTTATCTATGTTATTACCAATTTAGTGAATGGTAAAAGATACATAGGTAAGAAGCAAATGAAGTCTGTTAAAAAGCTCAAGCCGTTAAAAGGTAAAAAGAACAAAAGACACTTTGATATTGAGACTGATTGGAAAACATATACTTCTTCTTCTAACGAACTTAATCAAGATCTAAACGATCTAGGTAAGGATAATTTTAAGTTTGAAATAATACATCTATGTGATAGTAAGTTTGAACTTGCTTACTATGAAGCTAAAAAACAATTTGAAGCGGATGTACTACTCAAAGAAGGTTTTTATAACGGCATTATCAATTGTCGTATTGGTAGAGCACCGGATGCTTTATTGAAAAAACTTGCACAAAATGAACAAGAGCGCATAATAACCGAAAATGCGCAAACAGGTAATATCTCCTAATTTAACTGTTATTGATACAAGTTCAATTGTGCCGGTAATTGAACGGCAATACTATCAATTTCTGCTTGACGATAGCGCCTTAAAAGATAAAGAACGTAAAAAACTCTATTTGTACTTTACGTATAAAACGATAGTTGAAATGCTTGCAAGCTTCAATAACCGTAAAGATGTAATATTTTACGTTAATCTTAAAAACGAAAATTTATCTTTTCAACAAGCATTAAACACTCTAACAAAGACATTTCCGATTATTGTACACGAAGGAGAAGCAAACTTCGAATGTTTGAATAAGGGTACAGGAGAATCGATAGAACTTGAATCTTTAGTCAGAAATAAGCGGTTTATGTTTGACTACAGCCGGTTTTCGAAACGCAAGATGGACACTTTCTTGAAGTATCGCGGCATTAAACTACAGTTTCCAACTTGATAAATCCCCTCGAGATATATAATTATATATGGTATATCAAGGCGAGCGTAGCGAGCCTTATAAAAGATACTACAAACGGAAACCTTATAAGACTATTGATATATATTCTCGGAATATATATAGAGTCTGTCTTTCTCCCCCCCGAATATTTTAATCATCTATACCATAAAAATCAACTATGGTTCTTTTAAAAATGTTGTAAGCTAGTAAATATAATAAATGGACACCTACGAGAAATTTAAATCCAAGAGCAAATTTTTAAGTATAGTAGAGCAATATACTAATGTTAGCGGACAAGCTACAGCATCTGGTGCAATGCCTGGAGCACTACCTGGAGCACTTCCAGGTACAAATGATATGGCTCCTACTACCACCGCAGCGGTGTCCCCGGCTTTAGCTAAAGCACAGAAAGATATTAAAGTTGCTCAAGATAAAGCTAAAGCTGAGCAAAAGAAACAAGCACAAGCTGAATTAAATGCAATTCAGACTCGTATGAAAGAGCTTCAAAAAGTAATAACTCAAAAGTAATGAAAAAGTTTCAAGCAGTAGTTAATGAGGTATATATGAGAATTTTGGAGCAGGAAACAATTCCTGCTGCTATTCCACAAACAGGGGGTCCAGTAACACCAAGCACTACTGGAGAACCACCACCTGCTCCAGCTGCTCCTGCTCCAGCACCTCAGCAACCTCGCCCAGAAGGACAACCTTTAACCTCTCCTGGTAAAGTATTTTTAATTGATTATATCCGTAAAGCTCTTGCAGTTGACCCAGGTACATTAACTGCCGATGAAAAGGCTATATTTAATGAGCCTGAAGTTAATGCCGAAAACGGAGATCAGATCTTAACTCGCTTACAAGAAATTATTGACTCTCGTCAGTAATTAGCCTTGTCTAGCAAATATTTGAGCATTGCGTTGCATACGCGGTGCTACGCCTGATCCGGAAGCTAAAGCAGCACGATATTCATCGTGATTAAGATACTCTTTTGCTGCAGCTTTAAATTGACCTGCATTTAATAATGCTCTTGTTTTATCAGAATGTGCAAGGTCACCTCTAAAGTAGCCATCAAGTATAGCAATCTTTAATTCATCTGAATAAGAATTGTATTTAGGAAAATGCTTTTTAACTAAAGAAAGCTTCTTTTGCATGTCTTTTGCAAACAAGTCATAGATCTCTTCTTGAGATAAAGTTCTACCTCTATAGTATGACATCTCATTAGGGGTAACAAGGTGACCTATACCTATTGTCCAAAAACCTTTACTGTCTTTGTAAAGTCTACTTTTTACCCCTTCATTGCGCTTAATATAATCTGCAGCTTTCTTAAGAAACGGATCATTAATAACTTGCGCAAAAGATTTTATGTCGCTTGTATAAAAGTCTTTAAATGCAGGAGCGTCTGATGTTCTTTGAGGTGCAACCTTTTGTACTTGTGCTGCTGGCCACGCTGGTACATTAAAAACTACTTTACCAGTATCCACGTCTTCTTTTATACTTACAACTTTCTTGCCTCTAGGTTGCATATTACAAATATTTATTAAATAAGTAGTAATAGTGAAGTTAAAATATAAAAATAAAGTATACGACAGTGAAGATATCCCACTGTTTTTGTATTTTAAAACGTTTGATCACAAAAAAAACTTTATTAATACATTAGTAAAATATAATATAGGTTCAAACGTGGAAGCATCAGACGTTTATGTGGCGTTTGCTGGTAGCGCTGTAATAAAAGATAAGCGTTCAAAACTTTACTATTGTATTGATACCAGAGAGGAAAAAAACATTATACTTAAAAGTATGTATGATGATGGAGAGACTGAAAACAATGCAATGGTTTGTAGTCCGCCTGATATTCCGGAAGAAAGTTTAATTACTTGGATACAAAATAATCTTCATAGATTAAAGTAGATTAAGCAAAAAATTACCCTAATATATTTTTATGGGTAAGTATCAATCTACAAAAGTTATTCCTCTCGGCTCTTGCGCCTTTCGTCAACCCTTTGCAACTAGCCACTGTCGGTTTATTCACGGCTACCGACTTCAAGCTAAATTTTGGTTTAGCTGTGATCATCTAGATAGTAATAATTGGGTGGTTGATTTCGGTGGCCTTAAAGGACTCAAAAATATTCTTGAAGAAGCATTTGACCACAAGACTGCTGTTTGGGCTAAGGATCCTGATCTTGATATGTTTAAGAAGCTCGAAGAACGTGGTATGATTGAGCTTGTTATTTTTGACAATGGTGTTGGTATCGAAAAATTTGCTGAATATTGTTATAACGCAGCAAATGAATATATTGACAGTACTACAAATGGACGTTGCTGGTGTTCTAAAGTAGAAGTATGGGAACACGAAGGTAACAGTGCTACATATGAAACACCTAACACAACAGGCTGGAAAAGCTAATAGAGCATCTATAATAATTTTATGAGCGCAGACAAAACCCTATTCATTTCAGACGATTTCGTATTCTATACTCTCGAAGGAGAAGGTGAATATATCGGCTGGCCATCAGTCTTTATGAGATTGTCTATGTGCAATCTTACTTGTATTGGCTTTAAGAGCGAAGACGCCCCTTTTGGGTGTGATAGCTATGTAAGTTGGTCTAAGAAGAATAAGATGACGTTTGAAGAGATTGCACTTTACTTTGAAAAGTATGGATATCATGACCGCTTGAGAGAGGGTGCTATTCTTAAGCTCACAGGTGGTGAACCTTTTATTCAGCAAAAGAATCTTCTGGAATTCGTCAAGTTTATTCACGCTCGCTGGGGCTTTAATGATTACAGCCTTACAAATAAGGAAAACGAAAATAAACCTACACTCTTTATCGACTTCGAGACAAATGCCACTCTCATGCCTGATGACGAGTGGGTAAATTCAGCTAAGTGGGTTTGTACGTTTACTACATCCCCTAAGCTTTCTAATAACGGCGATCCTGCTGATAAACGCTATAAACCTGAGGTATTGAAGTATCTGGTTGACTACGGTGCCTGCTTTAAGTTTGTTGCTCGTAAGGAAAGCGACCTTGACGAGGTATTCGAGAAGTACATTAATGATCCTGTAATTCAGCTTCCCCGTAATCGAGTGTGGGTAATGCCTATGTGCGGTTCTCGTAAAGAACTTACCGAGGTTGGACCAGTAGTTGCTGATATTTGTAAGAAGCACGGGTTCAAGTTCTCTAACCGTCTCCATCTTCAGATCTGGGACAAGGCATTAAAGGTCTAATATGAGCGAAAAAGATTACGTACCTGATCCTAAACTTCATCGCAATATCAGCATTATAAAGAGTATTCTGCGTATTATTGCAGGAACTGCTCTTTGTTTTGGTGGTTATTTTATTTGTGGAGTATTCTTGGTTGTAGCAGAATTACTCGGTATTGTAGAAGAGTTGGTATAAGCAAGTAAATTCTATCAAATGGAAAAGCTTAACAAAATCGGCATTATTGGAACGCAGTGTGTAGGTAAGACCACTCTTGTACAGGATATGAAGCAGAAGTGGCCTGTATTTGAGTCCCCTACCCGCACATACCGGGATTTAATTAAAGAAAAGAAACTACCCATCAATAAGCAAGGCACTAAAGAGTCTCAAGAACTTATTCTTAATTTTCTTGTAGACGAAGCAATGGCGAGTTATGGAAAGAAGAAAATGATCTTCGATCGTACCCCGCTTGATAATCTTGTATACTCTCTTTGGTTGTTTGATAAGAATTTAACTAATATCGACGAGAAGTTTATTGACAAATGCGTTATTCAAGTTAGAGAAGCTTTAAAGTTCTACTCAGTTATTTTTTACTTGCCATTTTGTAAAGAAAACGATTGTGCATTAACTGAAGCTACTAATAGAGATATTGACCCGGTTTATCGTTCTGAAATCGGTCACTTGTTTGAAGGGATTTATAAAGCTTGGGAATCAGGTAGTTCTCGTTTCTTTGATGCAAAAGATAGCCCAGCTATTATTCCGATCTTTGGTAGCAGAGATGAGCGTATTGCAATGATGTCTATGTATATAAATGAGAAAGGTGAGTTCTTTGGTGAGCAAGACTCATTGGTAACTGACTTTCTACAGCAAGAAATTATAAGAAAAAAGTTGACTGGAGAACAGTAAGTAATCATATTACTTGTATGAACTTTAACCAACTTGCCAACACTATTGTAACAGAGAATATTACCCCTACTATTGTAGCTAGTGAAGAGATGGAGGGTAAGCGTGGCCGGGCAGCTAATCCAGAAATCGAAAAGCTTGTCGCACAAGGTCTACCATATTGGAAAGCACGTGCTCTTGTAAAGAAGGGCTTGGCAAGTACTGCAGCGGCAGCACCAGCAACCGCTGAAACTGAACCAGAGGAAGAACCAACTGGTGATGTATCAGTTCAGAAGACACAAGCAGCTATTGATGATTTTGTTTCTGGTAATCCAACTGCTACTATTGAAGATGTTGTAGCGCATCTTAAAGGTCTTAATGCTGGGCCGCTAGCGGTTAAGTTCCCGTATATCACTAACGTTAAGCAAGTTAGTAAGATGCTCGCTACCGCTACTGGGGACAAGGAAACAGAAGAAGAACCAGCTTTTGATCCAGATGCTGAGAAGAAAGCAAAATTTGCTAAGCTTCGCGCATTTATGATGATGCCTAAGGCTAAGCGAGACGAATATCTTGCGCGTAAGGCTAAGATTGCAAAAGCTAAGCGAGTAGACAAGGACGAAGAACAAGGTGAAGACGAACCAACCGGTAAGGTTGATATGCGTGATGAACCTATCGATCCTACGGAGTTGTAAGATACTTCTCGGTAAGAATAATAAACTTCATACCTTTTTTGGCCGCGTACTCCTCCGCGGCCTTCCATTTGCTCTGATTCTTAGCCCACATTAAGTTCTCATAAAGAACTGTACCTCTTTTTTTAGTATTGTTTATATTGGGCTGAGGGGGCTGAGTTTGAGTATGAGGCTTGAGCTCTATAAGATACTTCTGTACATTACCGTGTTGGTCTTTTATTGCTGCTATTAGATCAATATAGTATTTGTGGACTTTATTATCTATAGAACTAAAATAAGGCACAATAACAGATTCACTAGCCCAAGCAATTACGTTGGGGTTAGTATCAAAAAAGTAAAAAAACTTTTTTTCTAGCGATGAACGATAGACTGGGTTACTATTACCCTTGTACTTTGCCCCATTAATAGGAGTATAGGTACCTTGGATAAATTTGCTATTTTTTATTCTGCCCATAATATCATAGTTACTTACCTGTGTTAATATCTCAAAACTTAGTAATTCAAGTATTCTACCAATACTGCAAGCGGCCTACGTTTAAGAAGAACGCAGGTACGTACACAGGGGAATGTCCTTATTGCCACGAAGGTAAGAGTGCTGGTAAGAAGCGTCGATTCTTTTATATCCCAGACGAAGATCATTTGTATTGCCATAACTGTAATACGAGTCGTAATGGTTTAGAGTTTGTTAAAGAGCAAACTGGGATGTCGTTACCTGAGATACTTGCTGAATCCGAGGTTCATACAGCCACTGTAGAAGAAGTTATTATGAAATCGGATATTTATAAGAAGTATAATCCGAAATCATTACCAGAAGATAGTATCAACCTATTTGATAATAGTCAGGTTTCTTTTTATAAAGAGACTCCTGTAGTTAAAGATGCTCTGGAGTTTATACATAAGAGAAGATTGGATACAGCTGTGAATAAACCAAGATCTTTATGGGTCAGTCTAACCGATTATACTCATAAAAATCGTGTTGTATTCCCGTTTTATTCTCCAGACGGATCTGCTAAGATTGAGTTTTACCAGTCTAGAGCGTTGTATAGAGAAGATGAAGAGAGAGCCAAGTACCTTTCTAAAGCAGGTGCAGATAAAGCTATTTTTAATTTAGATAGAGTAACCCCTGACATAGATTATATCTTTTTACAAGAGGGACCTATTGACGCTATGTTTTTGCGTAATAGTGTAGCACTAGCAGGTATTCACCCTACCGAAGATCAGCTTAGTAGGATGAACGCTCTTTTTCCTATACATAACCTTGTATATGTATTAGACAATCAATGGGCAGATAAGACTTCGTTAAAAGTAACAAAAGAGTTACTCGATAAAGGAGAAAGTGTTTTTATCTGGCCGAAAGAGCTTATTAAATTTAAAGACTTAAACGAACTTTGCGTTCATCTTAAAAAGGATGAAATAAAGCCAGAGTTCATTATTAAACATACCTATACTGGTATGAAAGGGCTTTTACAACTTTCACAATGCAAACCAAACTAATCGCGAAGACATTTCCTACTATAGAAATTGAGAATGAAGATGGTACTCACAGTGCATTAAGACCCGAAGAGTTTGTGGTTTATATTGCACGAGTTAGTAACCCATCTAATCAGCTTAATGTTGGTACTGGTGCTAAGCTTCTTCGTTATCTTATTACCCATAAGCATTGGTCTCCTTTTGAGCACGTAAGTTGCACGTTTGAGATTAAAACCTCTCGAGCAATTGCAGCTCAAATTCTTCGTCACCGTTCATTTACGTTTCAAGAGTTTAGCCAGCGTTATGCACCGGTTACAGAACTTGAACCTATTGAATGGAGAAAACAAGGGAAGACCAATAGACAAGTCGGTGACGACCCTATTCAATTGCCTGAGCACATTCAAGTAACTGTTAATAACTTACAGGCTCTTATTAAAGGTACATACGATACGTTAATTAACGCAGGTATCGCAAAGGAGTGTGCACGTATGATACTCCCACTCAATACCGCTACTACTATTTATATGACTGGTTCATTACGTAGCTGGATTCATTATCTAGAGTTGCGTTGTGATGAAGCGACGCAAAAGGAGCATAGAGATATAGCTTTGAGCATAAAAAAAGATCTCGAGGTTTATTTCCCCGAGACCTTTAAGGTTTTGAATGAATTGTCTACTGGTAATTAACGAGGACCGGTAGCGTCTTGAATCTTCTTTTGAGAACCGATAATTACTGACTTGAAGACCTCTGCTAAACCGCGGAGGTTTTCTGCTAACTTAGTAATACGTTTTTCTTCACGACGGACAACCCCACGGAATGGTACTGAGTTCTTTAACTCGAGGTCATTAATCTTAGAATTAAGAGATTCAGGACCAGTACCGTTTACGAATTCTGCCATGTCTTCTAGCTTTGCAACCCACGAACGAGCTGCTTCAACTCCAGAAGCATCAATATTAACTTGTGGGTTGTCTGGGGTTTCAAAGTCTTTTGGATCAGTGCCCTTGTCTAAAGATGCTTGCCATGCTTGTTCATCTTCACCTTCTGCTTGCTCTTTCATAATGCCCTTTGCAATTTTATGAGCTTTCTTGATAGTAGACTTCTTGAGAGGTGGTTCATCATGAGCAGCTTTCTTAGCAGCAGCCATACCAATCGCATAAGCATTCATTTTCTTTTCTTTTACTGAATGATCATCGTAGTTGCTAGTATCTTTTACTTTCTTACCATTAATTTCAAAGGTACCGCCTTTTTTAGTTTTTGCTAATTTAGCCGTGAATGCATTACCCTCTTTTTCTTCGTTAAGGGATTTAAGAAATGTGTTTGCGAACTTTGACATAGTTGCTAATATTTATCAAATCTACTTGAATATTCCTATTAATAATTTAGAATTCACATATGTCTAAAGCTTTAGTTATTCTTTCCGGTGGTATGGATAGCTCTGTATTGTTGCATCACGTTGCTCGCGAGCTTATTTATAAAGAGGTTTATGCTATTACTTTTAATTACGGTCAACGGATTGCTAGAGAAATCGAATGCGCTAAGTTTCAAGCAAAAGATTGCCGTGTAACCGAGCATAAAGTCATTAATATGGATTTCTTTAGAGATATTTCAAAGATGTCTGCACTTACTAATACCGATCTTAAGATTCCAAAGGCTAAAGATGATATTGGTAATGCTCAACCTTTGAGTTATGTTCCGTTTAGAAATCTTTTACTTTTAACTACTGCAGCAGGTTGGGCTGAAAGTGTTGGAGCAGAACATTTGTTTTATGGTGCTGTTCAGACTGACGATTATTCAGGTTACTGGGATTGTACGTCTATGTTTTTGAACAAGGTAAACGATGTTTATGGGCTTAATCGTAAGAATCAAATTCAGATTAAGGCTCCTTTTATGCAATACTCTAAAGAGCAGGTTATTAAGAAAGGTATTGAACTTGAAGTAGACTTTAGACAAACGCATACTTGCTATGAAGGTACCGATCCAGCTTGTGGAGAGTGCGTATCGTGTGCAGCTAGAATTAAAGGCTTTATAGACAACAAAGCAGTTGATCCTATTGCATACAAGCGTAATATTCCGTGGTCTGATTTCGGCTGTAAAGAACTAAATTATCTCTAATATGTGTGGCATTGCAGGCTCATTTAAACCAGAAGTAGCTTTTAAGCTCTATCAATCTAATCTTGATAGAGGTTTTTATAGTTCCGGTTCTATTGTTATTGATAGTAATGACATGTGGAACTGCAAAAAGACTCTCGGTCAGTTTGAGAAGCCTGTACAAGCATACAGCCCACCGGGTATAGCTACAACTGGTCTCTACTATTTGTATCACTCTCGTGGACCCACCACAGAAACAAAAGAGTTTAACGAGTCTAACAATCACCCGTTTTTTTACAAAGACTGGATCATAGCCCATAATGGCATTATCAGTAACTTTGAAGAACTGTGTAAGAAGTATTTTCCTGAAGAAGACTTCACAGGAAGAACCGATAGCTGTATTATTCCTCGTTTACTTGCCATTAAGCCAATGAAAGATGCTCTTGAAGAACTCAAGGGCACATTTGCATTGTGGTTGTGGACACCGTACACTAAAGGGGTTTACATTTGCCGTTCAGGGGTTACACTTTTCGCGAACCAAGATACTGGAGAGTTTTGTTCGACAGAGTTTGAAGGTAGTAAAGCTATTGAAGAGGGATATCTAT